AAGATAGGATTATTCCTAGTATTAGCCCCTCCAGGATTAGGTTTTATGTTAGACATGTACTTTGTTAACTACCTTACTCATACTCCACTCTTACCTAAAGGGTATAGAAACTTTGATTCAAACGATACAACTTGGAACTATAACTGGGTTATATGGTTAGGTATTCCTGATGGGCTACACCATAATCATCACACAGAGCCTTGGAAAACAAACGCAGCTATTAAGAAAGGAGAGTATGACGTGACTGGTTGGATTATTGATAATTGGTTTGCTACAAGTCACGCAAGAGATGTTAAACTTAATTAAGAAAAAAGAAACAAGGCTAGTTACTAACGATTTTGCAGACCCCTATATGACTCAATACTCATTGAGTTTTTTTCCTAGACTACGTTTAAATATTATATCTGACGGCGATTTAGAAATGCACACACACCCTTGGGACTTTACGTCTTTAGTGTTATATGGTGGATATAAAGAGACTACACCGAAAGGGTCAAAAACCTACAAAGCAGGATCTATTAATCGATTTAAATGGCATCAGTTCCACTCATTAAAACTACTTAAAAGTAAATGTGTTACAATACTTTTCACCTCTAAACCAAAAGTAAAGAGTATACAGTTTATGGTTAAAGGTAAAATTGTAGATGAGTTCCCATATTACTTATCTAAATGTAAGACAACAGCTCAAAAAAGACAATTAATCAAAGCATATAAGGAGGTACGGTGAAGCTTATAAGAACAACATACTTTCCCTTCATATCAGTTAAGATGCATAATGATGGGCTTCAGACAGACTATATAGCTAGATACTATTTGTGGTTTTGTCAGAGAGTATTTATAAATATTATGAGACGCGGAGAAGATGTATTGCATACTCACCCATGGAACTATGTATCTATAATACTTTGGGGCGGATATAAAGAAACCACTATTGATAAAGACACTGGAGAGTTAGTAACAAAGAAGTACGGACCTGGGTCTATTCTACATCGTAAACACACAGACTATCATTCATTAGAAATGCTTAAGCCTAAATCTATTAGCTTGTTTTTTATATCTAAAATAAAAGTAGACACTAAATGGCGACAAAGTTTTATAGTCAATAATGACCCAAAAAACCCAAGGGTTATGAATGATTTAGAATATCAATTGTATTTATGCAAAACTTCGGCGCAGAAAAAAGAGTTGGTATCAATATACAGAGCTGCTAGAGATGACGTGATGGGGGCAAAATATAATAATCCAGAAGCAAGATATTTTAGAAGAACTAAAAGTAAACTTAAAGACAGCAGAAAAGACGAATATTTTGAAAGGGATATTAAGTGACTATACAATTTGATAGGCTAGATACTATAACTCATGATTGTGCCGAAATATGGAATATAACAGAAGTAGATAATGAAGCTATAGCTGAAGAGACAATGAAATTTGTAGGGCAAGTTCTCAATTCAGATAGTAGAACTACTAGAAGCGAAGACTCTGTTCTTGACGTTACTGCCCCTGCTACTAAATTATTATTTAAAGAAGTTGAAAAAGTTTTAGCTCAAAGAAATTTACAGCGCATACCCGATCAACATTGGGGACAAATTCACAGGCAATACGAATCAACAGAAATGCATGAGCATGCTCCGTGGAACGTTGGTTGGGTATATTATGTTAGGGTTCCTGAAGATAGTGGGCTACTAGTATTTACACAGTTTCAAGGGTGGACTGATAGATATGAGCATACTCATTATCCCGAAGTAGGACAACTTGTACTATTTCCCGGATGGATGATACATAGAGTGACTAAAAACTTTAACAAAATTCCTAGGGTAAGCATTTCAGGAAATGCAAATTATATATGAACAGGCAGCTAGAACAAGATAACTATTTAATTATAGATAACTTTATTTCTCCTGAAAGAGCCTCTGAGTTCTTTGATAGCTACAAGAGTCAAGTAGAACAACACCCTCAACTGTTTGATAAAGACCCTCAATGCCCTTTGTCGTATGCAATGTATAACTTCCGTGATTTTTTAAACCTTCTTTGTGAAAAACTTTCAACAATTAGTGAAATAATGGGAGAAAATATGTTGCCTAGTTATACGTATGCTAGGTTATATACTCATGGAGATGAACTAAAAAAACATAAAGATAGACCTTCATGTGAGATAAGTTTAACTGTTCATTTAGGTGGAGATGCTCCTTGGGATATTTGGATGACCAAACCTAATGCAGAACAAATAGCAATTAATTTAAAACCGGGACAAGCTGTTGTTTATATAGGCACTATTTCAGAACATTGGAGAGATAAATTTAAAGGGCAAGAATATATACAAGTGTTCTTACACTATGTAAGAGGGACAGGGGAGCACTGGGAACATTTTGGTGATAGGATTAACACAGGACTTAATAATGTATAACCTTAAAGATTATATAGTTGTTTTAAAAAATATAGTGCCAGAAGAATTAAGTAATGCTATTTTAGCTGAATATAAAAATGCAGATGATTGGACAAAAGCTATTACAGGATCAGGGGTTCAAAAAAAGATACGCAACTGTGATACGATTGAGTTATCACAAGGCTTTACCATAAAAGACAGCGAAAAACGAGCTAAAATAGATGCAGAGTTATTTCTTTGTGCAGCGAAATGTATAGAACAATATAACCTAAAGTTTGAACACTCCCGTGTAGAAGAAGACACAGGGTATGAACTATTGAGATATAACAAAGGTGAGTTTTATACTCAGCATGTCGATACTTTTATAACTGCGCCTAGATTAGTAAGTTGCTCTTTTCACCTTAATGATGATTACGAAGGCGGAGAGTTTGGGTTTTTTGATAGAGATGTAAAGATTAAAGCAAATAAAGGAGATGCTGTTATGTTTCCTTCTACCTTTATGTACCCCCATGAAATTATGCCTGTAGCGAAAGGCACTAGATACTCTATAATTACTTGGTTTAGGTAGTTAATGTGTTAAAATAAGGAGATTGTAATAGGAGTAAAAATATGTTATCTATTTTATCAGGAATACTAGGGTTTGCAACATCAGGATTACCTAGTGTATTAAAATTTTTTGAACAAAAAAGCGACCATTCTCATGAGCAACAGATGGCTAAGCTTGAAATACAAAGGACTATGGAGTTAGCAAAAGCAGGCTATGCATCTCAAGAAAAAATTGAAGAGTTTAAAACAGACCAAGTTAGCATGGAAACATATGCTCAAGAAAGAGTGGCTTTATATAAAAACGACGAAAAAGTTGCGGAAGGCGCATCTACTTGGGTTATTAATCTTCGTGCTAGTGTTCGCCCCATTATCACCTATATTTTTGTTACTATTCTTTTGGTGGTCGATTTTGTAGGATTATACTGGGCTATTGCATCTGGGCATAATTATGCGGAAGCTATGCATATTGTGTTTAGTAATGAAGAAATGGCTATACTCGCGTCTATTATTGGTTTTTGGTTTGGATCTAGACATTGGGAAAAATAAGTGAATACATCAGAAAAGGGTATAACCCTTATAAAGTATTTTGAAGGAGTACGTGCTACGCCTTACAGATGCCCTGCGGGCTATTGGACTGTCGGTGTCGGTCATCTTATTAGTTATGATGATAAACTACTCGCTTCATGGGATCGCACTTTTTCAGATGATGAAATAAATAACTTATTAAAGAATGACTTAAAAAAATACGAAAATGGAGTTCTTCGTTTACTACATCCTAAACAACCAAATCAATCTGAGTTTGATGCTTTTGTCAGCTTTAGCTTTAATCTTGGTTTGGGATGCTTTCAACGGAGTACAGTTCGTTCAGCGTTTAAGCGCGGTGATAAAAAAAGAGCTGGTGAAGTTCTTTTAAAGTATTGCTATGCTGGTGGTCGTAAACTTAAAGGATTAATTAGAAGACGAATAGCAGAACATGCACTGTTGATGAACAGGGAATAATAAGATATGGCGTTACGAAAACTTGTATTTAAACCTGGAATCAACCGGGATCAAACTAACTATTCATCTGAAGGTGGGTGGTATTCTGGCGACAAAGTTAGATTTAGACAAGGCTTTCCTGAAAAAATAGGTGGCTGGAATCCAATAAACTTTACTCCCTATGTAGGCACTGCATCTAGTTTACTTTCCTATGGCACATCTGACGACCAAGAAGTTATTGGTGTTGGTACTAACGATAAGATGTATGTGCTTACAGGTACTACTTTAGTAGACACTACTCCTCTCCGAGAAACATTTACTAGCTCTACTACCCCCTCCACTGATAATATGTTTACCACTATTGCAGGGTCAAATGTTATAAGATGTACTCTTAATAGCGGGGCTAACGAAGGAGACTACGTTACTTTTAGTGGTGCTGTAGCTATTGGCGGGGTGCCTGCTGAAGATTTAAATAAAGAGTTTAAAATAACTGATGTAGAAACAACAACGTTTAATTTTACTGTAGATACCGCTGCATCAGGAAATGTAGCCGCAGGTGGTGGAGTAGGCATTACAGCAGAATTTCAAGTTCATATTGGGTTCCCAACTGTTACATACGGATATGGCTGGGGAACGGATACTTGGGGCAGACTTACTTTTGGATCGGGGGGTACAGTCCCTATTGCCATACCAGCTCGTACAATATACCAAGACCAATTTAATAATGACATCATCTTTAATATTAAGAACGCAGACATTTATTATTGGGAATATAATGCGTCATTAACTAATAGAAGTGTTCTTTTAAATAGTTTAGTCAATGCTAGGGCAGTTCCTAATAAAACAACTAAATCAATGTTTGCCCCTAGTGGACATTTATTAGCTTTAGGAACTCAAGAATATAGTCGAACATTAGGAGCATCAGTTGCTGTAAGTAGCATAACAGCGGGGGGAACAACAGCAGGTGTTACTACATCAGGAGCACATGGATTAGTTGTAGGAGATTGGGTAAGTTTAGAAGGACAAGCTCCAGCAGTATACCAAGGTGAGTTTCAAGTGCGCACCGCTCCAACAACAACTACATTTACTTATACGGTACCTTATACACCAGCCACTGTAGCAACAACTCCTGGAATTATGAAAAAAATAGATTACTCTGGAGGTTCGTTTGATGGGCTACTTATTAGATGGGCTAATGTTAATACTGATATAGGTCCTCAACCTGAAGAATGGAAACCAGAAATAACTAACTCTGCAGGGTTTATACGAGTTAAACAAGGATCAGCTATTGTTACTGGGTTTATAACACGACAAGAAGTTTTAGTATGGACTGAAACAGCGTTAACTACACTTCAATTTACAGGTACGACAGAAGTGTTTTCTCAAAATGAAATTTCTACTTCTGTTAACATTATGGGATCTAAAGTTGTAGCAGAAGCAAATA